CGATCCGCGAGCTCGTCGACGAGCTGCGCGCGTTCGTGTCGGAGAGCCGGATGGCCCGGGCCCAGCAGGACGAGGCGACGATGGCCATTCTGCGAGCGCTCGGAGCGCTGGCCCGCGTAGACCTAGTCCGGCCAGGAACGCCAGTCGATAGCGAGCCCGAAGCATCCGCCGATAGCGCTCGATCATGAGCGCAGCGCCCCCCAGCCCGCGAGAGTGTCGGTACCCAGTACGTCAGAGACGGGCAACGGATGACGGTGGCGCTAGAGGCGCCCCGTCACCCCGAATGGTGAAGGGTACCGACACGTGCACAATGGGACTTTCGGATCATGGCGCGACCCCTCGACGGGCGGTGTAGAGTGCCGTTCGCGTGGATAGACGCACCTGCCCTGGTCCCGTCGCTATCCCGGCGGGGCCGCCTCTCGGATAGGAGAGCTCTGATGCGCAAGTTGCTCGTCATCGCCGCGATCGTCGCGGCCCTCGTCGTCCCCGGCGCCACCCAGGCCTCGAGCTGGACGCCCAACGTCTGCCACCTGAAGGTCTTCGGGCCGCGCGCCGCCGACTGGTTCTACTGCCGCCTGTTCTAGGTCACCAGCGCGATCAGGGGGATCTCGCGGGTCAGCGCGAAGCTCAGGCGATTGACGGAGCCCGTGAACGCGGCCATCGCGTCGCGCACGGCGCCGGCGCGGTACCACTTGAGCGTGCTGCACAGCGGATCGCTGGCCAGCACCTCGACCGTGCCGCCGCGATGGCGGATGGCGTCGAGGGTGACCGCGTGCAGGAAGCCGGTGCTGGCCTGGCAGGGATCGGGCCAGCGGGCGTAGTCGACCTGGGCCACGACGCGCCGCCCAGGGCCCGTGACGTCGAGGTAGCGCACGACGTCGTCCCAGCCCTCGCCGGCGGCGGTCCGATCGAGCAGCGGCACGCGCAGCGTGCGCGACACGGCGCACACCTGGCGGATGTTGAGCCCAGGCGAGCTGGGGGAGGGGATCGGCTCATCCGACAGGGCGCGGATCTTGGCGCCGCTGATGACGAGGCCGCCGAGAGTGGCCGCGTTGATCGCCCGCGCCGCGGCGTAGGCCGTGCAGTTGTAGCGGCCATACGGGTCGCTCGACACTAGCTGGCGCAGGTGCGGCGCCCGGTAGATGACGGCGGCGACCGTCACGACGGGAGCCTCTTCTCGATCTCCTCCGGGGTCAGAGTGTGGCCGCCGTTGGTGGCGGCCGCGTTCGCCGCGCCGGCGGCCAGGGTGGCCGACGCCGACTGGCGCGCGGTCCGCGTCTGCACTTCGCTGTTGAACAGGAACGTCAGGGCCATGCCAACAAAGCCGGCCATGATCGCGATCGTGTCGCTGGCCGCCGGATCCGCGCGTGAGATGAAGATGGACACCCCGCCACCGACCACGACGACCAGCGCCGTGGTGTAGGTGAACAGCGCCTTGATGGTGTCGATCGTGGTGGTCACTCAGCTCCGCTATGTGAAGTTGACTTCGACGAAGTCGATGTTGACGGTCACGGTCGATGTGGCCACGCCGGTCACGAGGTTGAGCACGATACCGTTGGTCACGCCGGCCGCGATGAACAGGCCCTTGCTGTTCGGCCGCGCCTCCCAGACCCAGTAGTCGAGGATCGGGATGGCCGCGGTGCCCAGCCACAATGGTCGGTTGTAGTAGATGTCGCTCGTCGCACCCTGGGCGGTCGGCAGGGTCATGGCCGTGGCCCCCGAGGCCGCGTCAGTGAGCTGCGCGCGGCGCGGCGTGACGACGGTGCCGCCGGTGCCGGCCGAGGTCAGGCGGACGATCTGGATGACGGTCGGGGCCACGGCCCCGGCAGCGGCCTGCTGCTGCACCTCGATCCGGCGTACGAACAGGTTGAGCGACGCGCCGGCCATGAGCTGCATCAGGTCGGCGCCCGACGTCGCCGTCGAGAGCCCGTTGGCCGTGGCGGTGTAGCTCGCATATGGGTACTCGCCGGGGATAACGAACTCGTCGAGCACCGTGTTGCCGCCGATCGAGCGATCCCAGAAGTGCGCCTTTTTGGTCCCGGTGTCGGGGATCAGGACGGTCGTTTCAGCCATCGGATGACCTCATGACAGGACGGTCCGGGTCAGGCGCCGCACGGCGGCCGCGAACGACGCCGGCAGCCCGCCGTAGGTGATCGTCCAGTCCTGGCGCGTGCCGCCGTAAAAGCGTTTGGTGATCGAGCCGATCGGATAGACGCCCGTGGCGCCCGTCTCGGCGTCGGTCAAATCGAGCGGCGAGCCTGCGCGGATGTTGGTCGCGATCGTATTGGCCTCGAGCGTCAGCGAACCGCGGCCCGTCAGCGACTTGTCAGCCAGGTAGGCGCCGCCGATCGCGTCACGATCGTCGCTCGTCAGGATCGCGGCGTCGGTGATCGCGGCGGTCGGACCGGGGATCCCGGAGCCGTCAGACACGACGCCGGTCCCCGCGGCGTTGCCGCCCACGATGCTCACCTGGCGGACCCGCGAGCCGGCGTCGAAGGTGTGCGCGAGATCGGCCGCCACCAGCACACCAGCGACCGTGTCCGCCACGGTCAGCGTGTCATAGTCGCTCGGCGCCGCGGTCGCCAGGTAGAAGCGCAGGCCGTCGTAGAAGTCGACCGTGACCGTGCCGTATCCGCCGATCGTGAAGCCGAAACCGGTCACCGTGGTGTCGGGCCCGGCGGCGATGATCTTGCCGATCACCGCCCGCAACGGCTCGTTGCTCACGGTGATGGCGTAGCGCGTGTTCGGCGGAAAGCCTGCTTTCAGGACGCCTACAGGCGCCGCCTGTGTGCCGTTGAGCGACGCCCCGCCGAACGTGCGCAGCGGGAAGCCGATACCGGCGGCTGCGGCGGCAGCCGTCTGCACCGCCTGGTCGACCGGGGTGCCGGCCGGGATGGTCAGGCTCGGGACGACCAGCCAGTCAAGGACGATCTCCTGGCCGACGCACTTGACTGCGATGGTGCGCCCGAGCGCCTCGGGCCGCGGTGACCACGTCTGGACCCAGCCCTTGAACAGCGGGCGTCCGTTTCCATTGTCTTGGTAGAGGATCCCGTCACCCTCGTGGATCGTGATGTCCTTGAGCTGGTCACGAATCACGAACTTGAGCGATGACACGCCGCCTGGGCCCTTCTCGACGAGCTCGATCGTGTCGATCGGGACGCCGTATAGCGCGCCAGGTGCACGGAGCACGTCGAGGCCGTTGAGCCAGAGCGAGAACGGCGGCGCCGTGACGCTGCCCTGGATCGCCGCCACGAGCGCCCCGAAGCCCATCAGACGCGGCCCACGATCGCCGGGGCGGCCTGCAGCTCGTAGTAGAGCGCCTCCGACACGGCGGGAATGATCGCCCGGGCGACCTCGGTCGCTCCGATCATGAGGACGATCGTCGCGCCGGCCAGGCCTCCGCCACCGCCGCCGAGCTTCGAGAGCGGCGTCACGAGCTCCGGCTCATGCTCGCCGATGATCGCGAGCTCGGGGCCCTTCAGGCCCGCCCAGCCGCCCGACTGGTAGTGCGTGACGCCGCCCTTGCCGCCGGCGACCCCGGACGGCAGGTTGATCTCGGGCAGGTCGATCGTCACCCCCGTCGAGCGGATGTGGAACGGCCCGATGTCGATCTTCAGGCTGCGGAACGCGTCGCGGATGACGTCGGCGATCTTGCCCGGCAGGCTGACCAGGCCGTCGATGATCGCCTTGACCAGGCCGCCCACGAACGGGCCGATGTTCTTGGCCACCCAGTCGACGCCGGCGCCGATCTTGTCGAGCAGCGTCTTGCCGACGTCGCCCAGGAACTTTCCGATGTTGCCAATCACCTGGCCGACGAATGCCAAGACCTTGTTGCGGATCTCCTCGTTGAAGATCAGCACCCCGATCGCCGCCACGATCGCGCCGATCAGGATGAACGGCAGCAGGGCCATGCCGATCGGGATCGCCGCGGCGATGATGCCGCCGATCGTCGAGCCCACGGCCGCCAGCGGCGCGCTGATCGCGGCGACCAGGCTCGAGCTGGCCAGTTTTTCGATCAGGTTGCCGCCGAAGTTTTCGACGAGCTGGCCGGCCATGTAGACGCCGAGCCCGGCCGCCGCCTGACCGAGGCCGCCGCCCGATGCCAGCGTCTCGGTCGCGTTGCCCAGGCCGTTGGCCAGGGCGCTGCCCATGCCCGAGAACGAGCGGCCAATGCCCGACGCCTTCTCGGCGACCTTATCGAGTCCGAGGCTCATCGTGTCGAGCGCGCCCTGGCCCGCGATCTTGGCGCGGAGCAGCAGCGTCAGCTCCTGGGTGCGGTCAGCCATCGGAGTGCACCAGGGTGGTGACGACGCTTGTCGCCGGTAGCATCGTCAGGGCGTCGAGGAAGTCGCTGGCCGGCCACCGGCGCACGTCGGCCGGCGAGCGCCCGTAGCGGGCCGCGACCATGTGCACCTGCAGCCTGAACGGCAGGCTGGCGTTCTCACCGCGCGCCAGGGCCATGACTGCCGTCCTCACCTGGGGGGGAGCGCCCGGATCGCGCTCAGATAGGCGTCGGCGATCGCCACGAGGCCGGTATACGGGTCGACGTCCATGAGGGTCGCGGCGACCTCGCCCTCGGCGTCGGGGAAGTTGTGGTCGACCACCAGCCGCTGCAGCGCGTTGATGACCCGCTGCGCGCTGCCCGATTCGAACTCCTCGAGGAGCTTCGCCGGGAAGTCGACCTTGAGTGTCGCCCGCCAGCCCTCGAAGTCGCCCTCGGCGATGCCGACCTCGACGGTGCGCGTCGGCGGGCGCTTGGCCGCGCGCTTCTTGACCGGCAGGCGCTGGACGTTCACGGGATCGTCGCCAGGCTGCACACCAGCGTCGTCGTGATCGGCGGGTTGGTCCCGTCGTCGTTGAGCCGGGCGCGGACCGTGTAGATGTTGATCCCGTTGTCGTGCTTGGCGATGATCTTGGGCTCCTCGAACAGGATCGGGCAGTCATGCTGCAGCGAGTAGAACGAGCCGCCGAGCACGACCGGCGACGTCGCCTTGAGCCGGACGTAGTCCTGTGTCTGGGCCTTGGCCTTGTCGTAGAACTCCGAGATCGTGAACGCTGTTGACGCGACCTCGAGCTCGAGAAAGCCGCCCTGGCGCGTCTCGACGTGCTGCGACCCGTACAGGTTGCCGTCCTGGTAGTGGTCCCACAGGAGCCCTGTGTCGACGTGCAGCTTGTGGGCCTTGACCAGGTTGCTCTGGACCGCCGCGCCGCCGAGGCCGGCGAACGTCGCCGCGAACTTGAACGTCCAGAGCGAGCTCGGGATGCGCACGCTGTTGTTGACCGCCGGCGCGGCCGCGGCGCCTTTGATCGAGCGCTGACCGAACAGCTCGGCGCTGAGCTGGGTCAGGTCGCTCCGACCGGCACTCTGCTCCCAGGACCTCATCATCGCGTACTGCACGCGCCAGTTTTGGACGTCGTCGCCGATATCGAGGCTGTATGCCTCCGGGTTGTTGAGCGCGGTCATCGACGGGCTGCAGGTCCACGTCTTGTCAGCGCCGGCGCCGACGCCGGTCAGGCCACCCTTAAGCTGGGTGATCGGCATCACGAAGTCGTCGAAGCTGACGCCGCTGACGGTCGCCATCTTGATCGTGCTGTCCTCGGACTGCTGGGTCACCCGATAGACCGTCGCCCGCCGGCCGCGGTTCTCGCCCTCGTGGAACTCGAGCCCAAGCTGCTCGTCGAGCACGCCCGTGCCGTCGCCATAGAACTGGCGCGTCGGCGCGACGGGCGTGCCGCGCACCGTCTCCTTGCCGTAGTAGAGCCTGGTGAACGCCTGGATCCCTGCCATCGTCAGCGCCTCCGCATTCGGGTCGCGAGCTCGCCGGCGATCGCATCCCCGGCCTGGGCGGTGATCTTGTCGATCTGCGCGGCCGAGGCCTCGACGCCCTCGGCGAAGAACGGGTCGGCGGCGAAGCCCGGATGGTCGACCGCGGCCGCGAAGCTGAGCACGCCGCCGGCGCGTTCGAAGCGCAGGGCGTGCCCGGGCATGGCCCGGATCTGATGGCGCTGGACGCCGCCGGCGACCAGATGCGCCGACGCACCGCCGGCGTGCACGCTGACCTCCGTCCTGGCGCCCCGGCCGCGGACCTGAACGGTGATCGAGCGCTCGAGCGCGCCCGTCTTGCGGTGCCGCCGGGCCGCGGCCTTGACGTGGTCGGCGACGACGGGCCCGATCCCGCGCTCGGCCTTCTCGAGCGCCGGCGCGGCGGCATCGGCGAACTGGCGCAGCGCCTTGGCCGCGGCCCGCAGCTCGCGATCGTCGATCACGTCGGCAGCCAGCCTTCCGACGTCGTGACGTTCACGCCGAGCTCGATGCCGCTGTAGCGCTTGCCGGCATAGCTCAGGATGCCGATCCGCCAGTCGGCGACCTCGACGTTCTCGGCGAGGCCGCCGAGCTTCACCGCGCCGCCCGTCTTGAGCTGGTCGAGCAGCACCGTCAGCCACAGCCGACAGGCCTTGTTTTCGCGGGCCAGGTTGCGCGCCAGGCCGTAGTAGAACTGCACCAGGTAGCGGTGCAGCCCGCTGCGCGTGCCGCCGCCGGTGTCGAGCGCGCCTGAGTCGGCCCACACCAGGACGACGGGCATCTGACTCAGCGTGTGGGGCAGGTCGCCCGTGGCCGTGCGCACGTTCTGGTAGCCCGCCGGCGGCGTGACCTGCGCCGGCGCGTAGCGGGCGGCCAGGGCGACGGCGATCGCGTCGACGTCCATCTAGGCCATGCCGATCGTGCTGCCGGCTCGGAAGCGCTGCAGCGTCTTGAGCTGCGCCGAGCCCTCGCTGAAGTATTTGGCCCAGGGAATCGACGGCACGTCATCGGCCCCGATGACCGTCGAGGCCCCGTCGGTGCGCGCCGCGAAGGCCGCCACGACGGCGTCGATCGTTACGGCCTGGATCGCCGGCGGCGTGGCCGCGAAGTCGAAGTCGCCGACGACCTTGGCCCGGTTCAGCCCATCGCTCAGCCGGCCCACGCTCGTGCCCTTGAGCAGGATCTGTGTCGCCGGCCAGCCCGGCTGGCGGTACAGCTCGGACGGCCGCAGCAGGATGTCGGCCGCGGCGATCGACGTCGCGAACGTGCCGCCCGTGTCGGGCTGGTCGCTCGTGGCGATGTCGATCGACGTGACGACGCGGATCCCGCGGGGGACCTCGATCACGGACCCAGCGGCCGTGTCGAGGAAGTACGTCTTGGCGTTGTCGGGCAACAGGCGCCGGCGCGTGTAGCCCTGGACGAAGTCGGTGACCTGCTCGATCAGCTCGGTCAGCACGGCGTCGTCAGCCCCGTCGGGGATCTCGTCGCGAGCCTTGACCTGCGCCACGTTGCAGAGCTGATCGGCCATCGGCCGCTAGTCCCGCTCGAGGCCCATGCGGACGCGCAGCTTGTGCACCGCGGCGTCCATGCGCTCCTGGGTGTGCTTGGGGTCCTTCCGATTGGGATCGTTGCGGAGCTCCCGCTGGGCGGCCTCGCGGGCGCGCTTGTTCATGGCCAGGCGCTGCTCGCGCGTGAACAGCGTGACCTCGGGATCGAAGTCGGCGTCGAATGCCATGAGGCCTGTCCTTTCAGGGCGGTCCGGGCCGGCCGGGAACGACGCGACCGGCCCGGGGGATGGGTTAGGCGGCGGTAACCTTCAGCGACCCGAGACGGGCGCCGACGACGAGGTACGCCCAGATCCCGATGCGCACGGCCTGCGGGCCCACGACCTGGTCGAAGCTGAACGAGGCGACCGACGACTCGAACGTGACAAAGTCGTTCGGGCGCCCGAAGACGCACACGTTGACCGTCGATGCGTAGCTGAGCTTGGTCCGGGCCGTGAGCACCGCCAGGTCAAGCGTCAGATCGTCGGCGAGCGTGGTGCCGTCACTGTTGACCGCACCGATCATCGGCAGGAACGGCCGGCCCGTCGTGTCGCCCTGGGCGGCGAGCACGGGGAACAGGGCCGAGGGAATGAAGGCGCCGTTGGCGCTCTTGAACCGGACGGCGTAGTAGTTGATGACGTTGGCCAGCGTCCCGGCGTACGGCGTGGCCGCCGTGATCGCCACGCCCGACGCGGTAGAACCGGCCTCGACGGCGGTCTTGATGACCGTCTCCGATGCCTGGGCGTAGGCCTCGTTGAGATCCTGCAGGAGCATCGCCTGGGCGACCGGATCGGCGCCATCGATCGTCTGGCGGGACACGTCCGTGTAGGCGCCGTACATCAGCGGCGTGGCCGACACGGCCGTGGTCGCGAAGTCGGTTGAGCCGAGCGCCGCACCTTCGGCCGACTGGACCGCCACGCTGGTCGACGTGGTGACCTTGGGGAAGGTCCGGACGCGGGCGTCGGCGATCGGGAAGCGATCGTAGAAGTCGCCCATCGGCCGGCCCTTGAGGATGCGCGGCGTCAAGAGGCCCGGCACGTAGTCGGTCGGGTAGGCGCCCGGGATCTCCGAGCTGAGCACGTCGCCGGCTCGCTCGAGCTGGCGGATGCGCTGCACGATCGCGCTGCGATTCAGATCGCCCGATGCCCAGTCCCAGGCGGCCGCCCGCTCGATCGCGTCGGCCGCCGGCTGCAGGATGCCTTGCTGATGCCGCTGCTGGCGCTGCTGAGCCTCCCAATCGCCGCGCGACGCGCGGTACGCATCGCGCAGGAAGAACTCGCTCGAGTTGGGCCCATAGACCGCCTCGGGGCGCGTGATCCGGATTCCACTCGAGCGGGCGAGCTCGCCGGCGGCGGCCTGCTCGGCGGCCGCTCGCGCCTGCTCCTGGGCGCGCTCGACGTCGACCGTGACCCGGGTGCGGTTCGGGCGATCGCCCGCCGGCGCCGGCGTCGCGGGCGGCGTCTGGCCGTCCTGCTCTTCGGTCTCTTCGGTGTTCTCGGCCGGCGCGGCGGCCTGGGTGGTGCCCGGCATATTGCCCTCCTGTGCCGCTCGCACGGCCGTGACCTGTGCGCCCTGATAGGCGCCGCTCTCGAGCAGCGCGACGCGGCGGATCGCGATCGCGGTGCGCTCGATCGTGCCGTCTTGCAGCCGGCGCTCGGCGAGCGGCTGCATGACCACGCTGAAGTCGGTTAGCACGCCCTCGCGGGCGAGCTCGTAGCCCTCGTCGCCCGCCTGGGTGCGGGCGATCCGAAACGCCATGTGGTGGCCGGCGTCGGTGGCCTGGCCGGCGACGCCGCGCCCGATCAGCCGCGCGCCGCGGTGATTGTTGAAGCCGTCGTCGGGCTGGCCCGGCAGGTACTCGAGCCGGACCTGCGCGGGATCGACGTCGGCGGTCGCGCCGCGGGCGATCGTCTCGTAGTAGGCCTGGCCGCCTGGCGTGTCGCGCACGCGGGTACGCTCGCCGAACGGGACGACGATGCCCTCGACGATGCGCTCGCCGTCATCACCCGCGCGGACCAGGACCTGCCCGGTCCACGCGCGACGCACCAGATCGGCCATGACCTACTCGCCCAGGCCCGGATTCTTGAGCGGCCCACCGAGCTTCGGCAGCTCCTTCTCGTTGGCCTTGGCGACGGCCTTGCGGACGTCCTCCTGGCGCTTGAGCTCGGCGTCTTCGGCGGCCTGCTCGCCGGGCGAGCGCTCCGGTGCGTCCTGTTCGGCGTTGGCGGCCTCATCGATCGCCGCGACCTCGGCCGCCGCGGCGTCGGCCGTGTCCTTGTCCTGCAGATCCTCGAGCTTCGGCTTGCTTGGGTCGTGTGCCATCGGGGGAACCTCCTTAGCTGACCTCGACTGTGACCGGCCCGGCGGGCGCGGCGACCTGGGGGGACCCTGCCGCGGGCGGCCGCGGCGGCAGGCCGAAGCCGCGCACGCGGGCCTCGTCGATATCCACGATGCCGGCCGTCGCCAGGGCGACCCACGCCGTCGTACGCGAGGCAAGGTCGCCCTGGAGGAAACGCGACGGGTCGAATGTCATTCGGCGGCCGCCGATGTAGTCGCCCGGCAGGCGCTCGCTGATCGCGTCCTCGACGGGGCCCATGTAGCCGCGCAGCGTGTAGCGGTATAGGTCGATCGCATCGAACTCGACGTTGCTGTACGTCTCGCTGTCGCCGGCGGGCGCGTTGAGGATCCGCGTCGGGACGCCGAAGTAGCGCCCGACCATCGCGTTCATGTCGGCGCGCGCCTCGACGGCTGACTCGGACGTCGGGTCGGCGCCCCACGGCTCGGCCTTGGCGCCCTTGCCGAACACCGCCGGCCAGTCGGCCCCGCGGGTGCGCCGGTCGACCCAGCGCTGGGCGATCCGTTCGGCGTCCTTGTCGTCGAGCTCCTGATCGCTGCTGATCTGTGTGACGGTCGGTCCGCCGGCGCGCCAGTAGCGCTGCAGGTGCACGTCGGCCGCGACCGCCGCGGTGAACTGGCCGCGGGCAATGTCGAGGATCCCCGCCATCTGATCGGTGAGCCCGGGGAACGGCGCGCGGCGGATGATCGTCAGGTACTCGGCGCTGATGCGCTGCCCGGCGACGGTGTACTCGGTCGGCGGCGTCAGGCCCCACGGATCCGTCTGGATCGGCTGGATCATGCTCGGCGGCAGCGGCAGCAGCGACCAGGGCGAGCCCTCGGCGTCGGTGCCACCGACGTGCAGGTTGTACTCGACGTTGAAGAGCGCTTCGGTGGCGATCACCCGCCAGGTCCATTCGCGCCGTGTCATCGTGGCCATCGGCCGGCGGATCAGCCGCGAGCTCGCCAGCAGCTCGTCGCCGCGCCACTCCTGCCAGGGCATATCGGCGATCGTGTCGGCGATCAGGGTCACGCAGCGCCACACCGCCGAGAGGCCGAGCACGGCCCGGGCATCGATGTAGGGGACGCCGATCGGGGCGATCTGCGGAACGACGGTCGACTGAGCGGGCGAGCCCGCGCGGCCGAACAGGCGTTCTATCAGCCCCACGGGAGCGAACTCTACACGGAAGTCCTACCTGTGACTAGGGGATCAAATCTAAGCCACGCTGACGGCCTATAGGAAAACCTGCGGTGTCAGGTGCCGCTCCTCGGGCGCGATGGCCGCCCAGGCCGCCCACGCTGCGGCACGCAGGCCGTCGATCTCGCCGACGCTATCGCGGATGCTGAAGTACCAGTCGCCACCCTCGATCGGCGCGTTCGGGCGCCCGGCGCGGACCTGCTGGGCGAGCAGCGCGTCGTCGGCATGCGTCAGCCGGCCGCCGATCAGCTCGGAGCGGAAGAGCGCCGAGGCCGACCGGATCTGCCGCGGTCCGAGGCCCGTCACGCGGACCTTGCTGTTCTCGGCCCAGCGCTCGACGTGCGGTGCGCCCGCCCAGGCCTTGGAAAAGGCGATCTCGGCCGGGCGGTGGACCTTGGCCAGGCGATCGACGAGCGCGACGACGTCGGCCGGCGGGACCGAGCTCGACTGGGTGCGCGCGCTGTCGATCTCGCCGGCCACACCGACCCACGCGCCGACGTCGGTGACGGCGGCGATCGTGACCGTCGCCCGGCGCCAGGTCGACGTCGCCTCGACGCCCAGGACGACGCGCATCGCCTGGGTGGGCTGCACGCCGATCTGACGTGGCCACGTCCCGGCCGGCAGCCACTCGTCGGAGCCCTCCGACCACAGGTTCAGCGTCTCCGAGCGGAAGGCCGCCGGGCTGAGGCTGTACAGGCTGTCACGGATCGGCGCCTCGTCCAGGCGCCCCTCGGCGAGCGCCGGGTTGGCCTTGCGCCAGGCGCGCGGATCGTCGGGTGCATCGTCGTCATCCGCCGCGTACCAGGTCATGCCGAATCCCGTGAACGGCTCGGCGCCGTCGATGATCCGCCGGCCGCGGTCCCACCAGTCGCGCAGCAGGATCGAGCGATCATCGCCGGCGGTCGACGTCGCGAAGATCAGCGGTTCGGGCCGGGCCCGCGTGGTCGGCTCGAGCGCGGCCCACGTCTCGTAGGTGCGCTGGGTGCGGACCTCATCGAACAGCCCGAGGTCAATCGACATGCCACGGATCGCGTCGCGCGATTCGCGCGAGCCGATGTCGTACTCGCGGTGACGGCCGTAGAGGTCCGAGCGGATGCCGAGGTAGCGCGTCAGCGCCAGACCGCCCCGCGGGTAGCGCCGCTTGATCGGCCCGAGGTCGGCCAGGATCGCGGTGTAAGGGATCCGGGCCTGTTTCTTGTCGAACGCCAGGCCGAGGATCGTCGACCACGGTGGCGTCTCACCTGCCGTCAGTGCCCAGCCCGTCAGCCCCCGGACGGTGACGGTCTTGCCGTTCTGCCGGGCCGTGCTGTACAGGTAGTGCCGATGCACTAGGCGGTCGTTGGCATCGACCGCGAGCGCCCGATTGAGCGCCCGGCGCTGGTGTCGATCGAGCGCGATGCCGAGCTCGCGTCGGACCCACCACTCGACCTCGGGGCCCCATGAGTTGACGACGCCCTGGGGGAGGGGAGTCTGCCAGCGCGGCTTCGGCAGCCGCCTGGTCATCGCGATCGCGTCGACCAGCGCCGCCGTACGCCCTCGGTGTGGTCAGGGAGCGCCCGACCGTCCCAGCCGCGGCCGCGATCGAGCGACGACTTCGCGCACGGCCGCCCGTACGACCAGTCGCGAGGCTTCGGCAGGGGAGGATGCCGCTCGAGCCGGACGCCACACTCGCAGCGGATCTCTGCCTCGATCTCTTCGGCGATCGTCGGCCGGCCGCGTCGCCCGGACCCCGGGCCGCCACGGATGCCCGGGTGGGCGCTCACTGGTAGTAGATCTGTCGGCAGAGGATCGTCCGACAGCGGATGCAGATCGCCAGGGTGCGCCATCGCCGGCCGTGACAGCCGTCGGTGTAACAGGCCCACAGCCTGATCGGCCTAGCCATAATCGACGCGCGATCGCCGGCGCGGCCGGGTGGACTGCATCGTAGGCTCGGCCGGTCGGCGGTCGACCTCGGTGCCGAGCGCGTTGGCGACCATGACGCCCAGGCGCACGAGCTCGACGCGCTGGGTCAGCGACGGGCGCTCGATGACCTCGCCGGCGTCGGGGAGTAGGCCGCCAGGCTGCACCTTGCCCCGTAGCTCCACGGTGACGGCGCGCAGCTCGGTCCGCAGCGTGTCCTGCCAGTCAGCCAGCAGCGACGCCGTCTCGGGGGAGGGCGATCCCTTGCGGCGGTGTCGCCGGCCCTGGTCCTGAGCTCGTCCGGTCGCATCGGTCACTGTCTGGGCACGACGTCGTAACCCTCATCACGCAGCAGGGCCAACAGACGCGGTCCGTCGTCGCTCACGCTGGTGGTGCTCTCGCCCATGCCGAGCTCGATCCCGTTGGCGCGATCGATGTCCGCAACTTCGTTGATGCGACGGATGGTCGCGTGGACGAGTGCATGGGCCGGCTCAGACAGCCCCCAGTGCCGGCAGTGGTCGTTGAAGACCTCGAAGCAGGTCCGGCGCTTCACCATCTATTTGCGTCCTCGCGCAAATAGCCTGCGCGGGGCACCGTTGCACGAACCGGGAAGCTGCTGTTTCCCAGCGTCGACATCAGAAAAAACGGGGTCGACTTCGATCGGCGCGGCGATCGACGCGATCGCGCTCGGCTCGAGCGGCAACGCATCGATGCGTGCACCCGCTGACTGATTGCAGCGCAGGTGCTCGAGCCGCAAGTTTGTCATGTGATCCGTGCCACCGAGCGCGACCGGGTAGCGGTGGCCGATCGACGGACCGCGGGGGTCGGTGCCCGGGAGCTCGGTGTCGACGTAGCGCTGGCATCGTCCGCAATACGGGCCGTCTCGCTCCATGAGCGCGAAGATCGTGCGTCTGACCCAACGCCCTGATCGATGCAGGCTTCGACCTCGGGCCACTGCCACGACCGGATCACTCGTCGTCGAGCGCCAGGCACATGAACCAGGCGCCGAACAGGACGCCGGCGCAGAAGCCCAGGCCGAAGATGACCAGGTTGACCGACTCCCACATCACGGGTAGGGAACAAACGTCTCGTCGAATCCATAGGTCGGCCGCGCAAAGCGTCTGCAGAACGTGTGACCGCGGCCGGTCCACACCCAACCCTGCATCCATTGGGCCGCGGTCGGATGCGCAGTGCACACCAGGCCACCAGTCGAGCGCGCGTCAACATCGACGATCGTGGCGCACACCAGCAGCCAGGCTGCGACCAGGATCAGCAGGGCGTCGCGCAGGATCTTCATTGCACTGCCCGCGCGATGACGATCTTCGAGGCCGGTGTCGCGTGGCCTTGCCGAACGTGGGCCAGCACCTGGGTGAGCATCCAGCCGCACAGCTCGGCGAGCTCGGCGTCGGTGCAGTCGGCCGGAATATTGATGATGGCCGGCCTGCCGGTCGAGGCGATCGTGACCGGGATCTCCTGCATGACGATCTCATCGCTGGACGCAATCGCCTTGCCGATCGGATCGGTCATCCCATAGCCTCCGGGTCGCTAGAGCCGGAGAGGGCCGTACGGAGGATCGCAACGGCATCGTTCACGTCCTCGTAGACAACGTCGTGGACTAGGTGTGTCTTGTCGTACTCGTCGAGGAAGTTATCGACGGCGACTCGCAGCCCCACGGACCCGGAAGGCCGGTCATGGGCGCTGGGAAGTCCTATGTTCTCTCGCTTGGCTCGCGAGTATTCCCGCCACGCAGCCTCACGCCGAGCGGTGTCATCGGAAGGCCGGTCATGGGCGGCGGCGGCGGCGAACTCATCGACGAGTCGACTGAGCGCCGTGATCTGCTCCTGGGATAATGTCTTGGTCGGCGTCTGCTGATGGACCCACGACTCCAATGCGAAACGTGCTTGCTGCGCCTCCCGTAGTCGTTCCCTCCCTGCGGTGTCGGTCATCGCGCCAGCCTCGGGCTGTAGGTGACCCAGTCCCACACCTCGCGCGGATCGCGGCCCTTCAGCACGACCTCGAGCGCGTTGTCGTAGTCCTCGGGCCGGATCACCCGGGTGTCGACACACGACACACCAAGGGCGAACAGCCAGGCAGCCTGATCGGGCATGACCACGCCCGTCTGCGACTTCAGCTCCCAGGCCAGCACGTAATCGCGCTCGGGGTGGCCAGCGATCAGATCGGGGAAGCCCTGCATTCCGACCGTGATCCCGTCCGAGCGGCGAATGTGCATCCAGCGCCACCCGGCGAGGGTCAGGGCATCGGTGATGCCCTCCAGCAGCTCGTCCTCAGTCATGCCCTGGACGGCGCTCAACGTCGCGACCGCGCCCATTCGTCCATGAGGGGACCGAGGCCGTGGCGGCGCATGGCGTCGGCGAAGATGCCGCCGCGCACGCCCGAAGGGGTGACGGGCGCACGCGGCGTAGCCCCGGCGGTGGGTGTGACGACACCGACAGGGCGTAGATGTGGGGTGGCCGTCGCTGATCGTAGCGCCTCGAGGCGAGACTGCAAGGCGGACCTTCGGGCCCTCGCCCAGGCCACGATGCGCGCCCACGCGGCGCGGTGACGCACGGCATCGAGCACCTGTCCGTCGTGCTCTATCGCCGTGCGCCAGAGCCGCCGCCCGCCCCGCGACCCACCACGGTCGTTCTCGATGCCGAACAGGCCGAGAACGCGGAGCCGGGCTGTGATTCGATAGGCTTCGGAGCGCTCGAGGCCGAGGCGTTCGGCGAGCTCGACGGTGCGCAGGGTGACCCGCCCCGAGCGCGTCAGGTCGGCCAGGTAGCGCGCGACGCGATGCTCGGTCGGTCCCAGGATCACGGGGCCCCTCCTGCCGTGCCAGGTTGTCGCACCGCTCACCCGCTCAGACGTGTCGAGTGCGGTGGCGGCGTCGGAACAGATCGGCCTTGGGGCAGGTCGCGAAGTGCGAGGTACCGTCGCGATCGTGGGGCGACCAGCGATCGACGATCGGCGTCTTGCACCACAGGATCGACGCGCCGCAGCCGCGGCATGAGTCGATTGAGATCGGGACGTAGCCTTCGGGGACGGTCCAGCCGGCCCACTGATCGACGGGCGGTGGTGTGGCCATCGGTCACCGATCGCCCCACAGGGCGCGCAGCTCAGACTCGGGGATCAGCGATGCGTAGACGTAGCGGCCACACTCGACGCACCGACCGCCGCTGTTGCCGCGGCTGTAGTCACAATCGCAGACGTCGGCGAGCTCGCGAATCAGCGCGGGTGTGAGCGGGTCGCGCTCCGAGCGGAGGACCGCAACAGGCCCGCTGGGGACCGGCAGCTCTTCAGGTCCTGCCGATAAGGAGAGTTCCGACTTCGGGGTGTATTTCGGCCCGATCATCGCGAGCCTAGCCCCAGCGCGGACCAGATCGCCTCGAGCTGCGCCGGCGTCGCGGGCCGCTCGCCGTGGAAGATCCTGTACGCCAAACGGTAGTGGATGCCCGTCTTGCGCGACAGCCACATGATGTCACGCTCCTGGCGGGCGAGCTCCTCGCGCCAATCGTAGGCGCTGACGTCGTCGCGAACGCTGTCCGGCATATCCACGAGGCAAATCTAGAACACTTCCGGTGTCTAGGTCAATAGTGTTGACGGGTGCTACCCGAACTTCTATGGTGCGCCGAGGCAACACCTACAGCCCGGGAGCTGAACGGTGCCTGAGAGCGGGGGAGCGGCGCTGAAGCGCGCGATCCACGTCGCTCGAGCACGGACCGACTACACCAGCGACATGGCCCTGGCGAAGGCCGCCGGCGTGCACTACGACACGCTGATGAACTGGTTCGCCGACAAGACGACGCCGCGTCCCTTCGAGGTCAGGAAGGTGGCGGTGACCCTGGGTGTGTCGATGGCCGACCTGCTGGCGGCGTGGGAGGGTCGCGACCCGGATCCGCCGCCGGTGCAGGACGCGATCCGCGAGCTCGTCGACGAGCTGCGCGCGTTCGTGTCGGAGAGCCGGATGGCCCGGGCCCAGCAGGACGAGGCGACGATGGCCATTCTGCGAGCGCTCGGAGCGCTGGCCCGCGTAGACCTAGCC